TGAAGGTTGGAAGGGTTATTTTCCAATACGCCATGAGGGTGGCGGTAACTTTGACGAGAAAATTATTAAACGTCAGATTAAAAAAATTATGGAGCTTCCTTGCGATAAGGTATTTCACAATGCCTCTTATGATGTAGGGTGGCTTCGTTGGTGGGGCATAGAAGTAAAGGGTAAAATTATTGATACATTAATAGCTGCTCCTTTGATTGATGAAAATAGATTTAGATACTCCCTTAATGATTTAGGTAAAGATTATTTAAAAGATACAAAGTCTGAGGCTTTACTATATGAAGCCGCAAGAGAATGGGGCATTGATGCCAAAAGTGAAATGTATAAATTACCGCCAATGTATGTGGGTCCTTATGCAGAACAAGACGCTGATCTCACGTTGAGATTATGGCAATACTTTAAAGTAGAATTAATAAAGCAAGAGCTATCTAGTATCTTTGATCTCGAAACACGGCTCTTTCCTTGTCTGTTAGATATGAAATCAAATGGAGTTCGCGTTGATTTACAAAAGGCAAATCATATTAAAGTAGATTTAAGTAAAAAAGAAAAAGAAATATTATATAAAATTAAACAAGACACAGGGGTTGATGTCGATATTTGGGCTGCCGTCAGCGTGGCAAAAGCTTTTGATAAGTTAAAAATATCTTATGAAAGAACACCGAAGTCAGGTCAACCTAAGTTTGATAAAAACTTTTTAACAACTCACAAACATCCTTTAGCACAGATGATCGTTCAGGCCAGAGAGTTTAACAAAGCACGTACTACATTTATTGATACGATACTCACACACGAACACAAAGGTCGTATTCACGCTGACATACATCAAATGCGTAGTGAAAGTGGTGGTACGGTCACGGGTAGGTTTAGTTACAGTAATCCTAATCTTCAGCAGATTCCAGCTAGAAACAAGGATATCGGACCAATGATCAGGTCTATCTTCGTTCCTGATGATAAATGTCAATGGGGTAGCTTTGATTATAGTCAGCAAGAACCAAGAGTGTTAGTTCACTTTGCTGCATTAACTGGCGGTGGATTAAAAGGTGCAGATGAAGTCATTGAATCTTATACACACGAGGACCCTGACTTTCATCAAGCAGTTGCGGATATGGCTGGTATAGATAGAAGAACCGCGAAAACAATTAATTTAGGTATGATGTATGGCATGGGTAAGGGTAAGCTCGCAAGTGAGCTCGGATTAGACAA